TTACTGGCATTGGGTTTGCGTCAGCAATTTTGCCGGCGTCACGGGCTGCACGGTATTTGTTTCCACGTGTTGCGTTGCATTTTCTGCATGCGCTTACCATGTTTTCTAGCGAGTTATCACCGCCGCGGTCTACCTCTATGAGATGATCGGCTTCGCTTGCTGGCATACCACACCAATGGCAAAATGGGTTTTCTGCTAACAGTATGCGTTTGTTTTTTTTGTAGTCGGCTTGCCCTCGAGGCCGTGGCCCTTGCTGTTTACTTGGCATAGCTCACGCGCCTACGGCTTGTGCTAGCGCGGCGCAAGCGCCTTGCTATCGGTGTTGGTTGGTTAGTCATCATGCCGGGCTAATCCTTTACTGCGATGTTTGTTATGTGTATGTCAATGCTTACACCATGTAAAGCCTAATGCGCTAAAGCCCCACCCTCGGGGTTGCCCTAACCCGAACCCACTAACACTCATTGGCTGATTATGTTTACAGCCTGCCACGCCAGCGGCCCGGTCATTTCGTCGCGCATGATTACAGGCATGGCGTACTACCTACGTTGCCGTATGTTCCCAACTACCGTGCAACGGGCTTAGGGCTTGGCTAGTCCTAGACGCTTACGCGCTGGCTAGAAATCTGATTATGACTGGCAACTGATTAGGCCGCCACACTTGCACAATTACGCCGGCAAGGTCTAAACGCTCGAGCCATTGCTCTTGTGTTTTGCGTACTTTGCCTATGTCTGTTTTAAGTTCTGCGAAAACTAGCACACCCCTGCTATTCAGTAACACAAGGTCAGGGAAACCGCTATCGCCTTGTATGTGTGTAGCCCATTTGCCGCGCCTGTTCATTGCTGGTAGGTCATGGTGAACCATCCAGCCATAGCGGGTAGCAATGTCTATAACGGTATTCTTAAACTGTGCTTCAAGCATCGCCATTAGTGCCGTAATCTTTTGCAACTATGCGCGCCCAAATGTCATCAGACAAATGACCGGTAGCCCAACGCAAATGCTGCACTACTTTGTCTTTGCCTAAGTAATCCACTTGCGCGGTTTGCATTTCCTCAATGAGGCGCACAATGCGGGTTAGTAGTAATACCAGTTGTTCTACGTTCATTTCCCCTGCCTCATCATCACTAAAACGGTTAGCCAAACACCCATACAAATACCAATAATGTTGAACGCTGCATAAATCATTACTAAAACCTCTGCGGTGCTTTTATGTCGCGCACAATAAAATCCAATAGTTGTTTAGTTTCAAGCGCGGGCGGATTAAAACGCGCAACCTCATTTAAGACCGCTTTAAGTGCTTCAATGTTTTTGGCTTTTAGGTGCGTTAATAGTTCATGTATAAGGGTTTCGGGCACCCACTGGCGCATCGTAAACACCGCATTAAAGTAACCCTCGGGTAATCCTTGTATAACGTTTAATAGTTTTTGTGCCATTAATCAGCCTTGCTACTTGGCAAATTCTTTAACGCGTCAATTACCCGCGTAGCCTGTTCGGGGCTGAGCGTCTCAAGCGTTACCGCGTCACTATCTAACGTGGCAGCAATGTAATCGTGCAACGCGGCTTCATCAAACCCCGCGCCCTTAGCCAATGACTTAATAAAATAAACCTGTTTTTGGCTGGCCTGTTTTGGATGCGCGCTAGATGTTTCTCGCCGTATTGGTGCTATTTGTGCATCGGGCTTTTTAGGGTCTTGCCGCGCTTCAATTTCGTTACGGCTGGCAATACTTTTGTTTATGCCAAAACCCATATAACCCAACGCACGGCCTAACGCGCTAGTCATGCCCACCATAAATTCACTGTTTTTGCTGTACGGGGTTTTGCCCGGGTAAGGCTCGGCAGCTGTCGCAATGCTTGGGATTAGATCGTTGGCGTCGCGCCAAACGGTAATAGTGCAACGGTAAAACGTTGAGCCATCGGGCATTGTTACTACCTCGGCGTTGGTTTCTTGTATGCGTAAATCGGGGTAACGCTTTAACGCTTCACTTAAGCGGGTTGGTACGTCTACGTAATTATCAATGTTGAACGCCATGTCGGGTGCCTTTACAGTTAGTCGGGTTAGTTAGTTATTTATAGCAGATGCGTATAACACAGTTGCGGGCAACATTTCCATAGGCCATAACTCGGCTTGTGGCATGGCGTAGCACGCCAGCGGTAGATCAGTAGCCCAACGGCCAACGGTGTTGCAGCGTTTAAGGTTTGACCAGCCGGCAAGGTTTACGGTGTATGTGTCGCGGTCAATGATTGCCAAAATGTATAGGCCGTTTTTATCCTCGGCATGTGTAAGCAAACGCCCGTTGGCGTGGTATGTGGCGCGCACCTCGTAACCTGCCACGTCATTAGCCTTAGGGTCATAAGCGGTAAAACCCCACTCGACGCCAAGGTAAGCAGCTACAGCCTGTTCGCCGTAACAGCCTTTTAAGTGGCGGTCATAACTCGTACTGGCTACCGGCACGTTGTAACGGTTTTTCATTTTGCCAGCCTCACACTCCATAGCCTTTTTGTAGGCCACGTTGCGCGCATTTAATACCTGTTTAGGTGTAAGCGTCACAAGTGCCATTTCAGCCGCCTAACGCTTCTACAGCCTCGCTAATGGCCTGCCAGCCTGCTTCATCACCGCTCAGGTCTAAGTCAGTTGCTAACAGTTTTAGCCGGGCTATTAGGTCTGCGTGCTTGGGTTTGTAGGGGATATGTGCGGGTCTGCATATTTCATCTATGAGATCAAATACGGCCATTTGGTGTTTTGCCATTGCGTTTGCTGTCGGGTCTAACATGCGTCTGCTTTCCTCGCTAAGCGAGTTATCGGGGTCTATGTACTGTTTTACTTCGCTGTATTCCATGGTACCCAACCGCTGTTACGCCATATTGCAACCATGGCTCGAGTGTTTATTGTTGGGTTAAATAAATCGTCGCACGTTTTCACAATGCCTTTAGCCTGCAACCAGCCAGTAGGCCAGTAGGTGTTAGGCAAACACCAATAACCGTTAATTTGGTATACCCCAAAACTGCCGCCGTTTGTGTCGGTGCCGTTGAAGGCATTTTCGGTGCATCGGCTCTCGCGCACGGCTACCCGTAGCGCTGTCTCTAATTGATCTTGGGGTAAACCCTCGGCTAATGCCAATACGGCTACCTGCATGCATGTGTTCACGTATGGGGGCAATGTGGTAGTAGTTGGTGGGGTTGCCACGTAAACGGTTGTAGGGCTTACGTGGCGGTCTAATGCGGGGTCTGTAGGCATAGGCAACAGGTATGCAATGCCGGCAGCTGTAAAAGTGAATAGCGCGGTAAACGCGGCTTTAAGTGCAAGGGTCATAGTTTGTCCAATGGGTAGGGCGTTTGCCATGTGCCGCCGGCAATGGTCTTAAACGCAAGTTGGCTGGCTAACACTTCGAGGGTGTCCGGGTTTCTAAAAATCTGTACTAATACTTCGCGCCCGTTTTCTAGTTTGCCTATAAATGCTTCATAGGTAAAGGTTTGTAGTTCGGTCATGCGCGGTAAACCTCTTTTCGTCGGTAGCAAAACGGTAGTAGGCGCGTGTTACGCGGTGGTGGATGCTGGCGCAATTCCTTGTAGGTATTGGGTTACCGCTGGCGGTACTTTGTCACCGGGCCAGTAAAACCAGTGCCATGGCTCGGCTGGCATTACCTCTAATGACCATCCAAACGATGGCCCTACGTCGCACATAAAGGTAAATGTTTCGCCTGACATGTTGGCAAAATCTACGGCTAGCCCAAGGTTATGGCGTGACGTGCCGGGTACTGCCATAGGTGCGTTGCCGGGCTTTAGGTAATAGTTTTTGTTTTCGTACACTCGAGGTTTAACGCCCTCAATGGGTGCCAGTTGGTAACGCGCTAAAAACCCTTGGCGTTGTAACGCAATACTGCGGTAGGTATCACCTGCGCTAGTTGGCTTAAATTGTTTTATGCCAGCGGCGAACGCTGCAGCTCTAACGGCGTTATAGGCGTTGGCTGCTAATGGGTGCAGTTTGCCAAACGGCTTAACATCCACTAACAGGCTGGCGGGTAGTTCACCCGGCTTAACGTGCGCCAAATTGGCGGGCATTACCAGTTTTTTAATCGGTGGATGCACTCGAACCGGGCTTACTCTTTAGGCCGTTAGACGCAACCAGCCCGCTAAGTGTGCCAGTCAAAAACACAAGCAAAGTGCTTAGTAGGTCAATTAGTTGCGCGTCAGTTGGGGCCTGTTCGGTTGGCTGATCTACAAACAAAATGCCGTAAATAAATGCCATAACGGTAAAAGAAAAACAGATAGCCATAAGGCGGCCAACAAAAACAATTAGCCCCGCGTGTTGCTGTTCAGGTGTTTTATTCACACGCGGCCTTAGTAAAACATTGGTACTCGATATTCGTTTTAGAAACTGTGCAAGCACTACAACCCCAAACTACTACGCCGATTAAAAGAACGTAACCGATCATGTAACGCCATCGCATTATTGCGCTTGAATAGCCAATTCAGTTGCTTTAGCCATCGTTGCTGCCTCTGTTGGCTGCAGCGCTGGGTCATCCATCCATTCGAGGCAATAGTAACCGTCGGCTGGTTCGTTATATTTCCATGTAGTAACGGGTGCGAGTTCGCGTGTTGCGTTGCCTATTTGCGCGTCTATTTGTGCTTTAGTTGGTGTTGCCATTATGACAGCCTCGTAATTTGTATTTGACTAAATAGCGATGTGTAGGCAGCAACGCCACGACCTAAACCAGTAGCGCCGCTAGTTACTTGAGAATACATCTGTAGTTCAAAGTTTTTTGCCGCTGTAATGGTAAAGGTTCCCATAATTAGGGCGTTTACGGTGGCATAACCTGCCGAACTAATTGTGTAAGCATTTTGCGATAGCAACGTGGTGGCGCTGTCTGTGGTGTTTTGTAGTCGCGCCTTAAAATTGTCTAATTGGTCGCCGGGCGTTTGTGCGTTTATTAAATATGTTCCTGCGCCTAACGTAATAACACTTGACGCAATACTGCAACCGGAAACGGTGTTTATAACGCTGGTATTTAACGTGCGTTTAGTCCAAGTTGCCGCGGTTATTGACCCGCCGTTAGTGCTGGCAGCTTGTGTTTCGTTAAAAATGGCGGTTTCAGGTGTGCTTTGATCGGCAATAAAAATGGCGGTACTGGTTGAGGTAAACCATAATGACCCGCTGGCGTATTGCCTTAACAAAAGCGAACTAGCGCTTGAAATTGTGCAGGTACCGCTAGTTACTGTGCAAGCACCAGCACCAAGGTTTACAATTTTTACTAAGTCACCAGTAGCAAGCGTTGAGGTGTTGGCGGTAATTGTTGTAGCGCTTGCGCTGGTCATCGTAATAATGGTGCCTTTATCGGCTGCCACTAACGAATATGAAGCGGTTTTCGGCGTAATTGTCCAGTTGTAGTCATTTGTTTGCAGGGCGTTTTGTTGCGCCGCTGTCAAAACCTGACCCGATGTAAAGGTTTGTATAGCCATAGTGCCTCTTAGCCTAATGCGTTTCCACTATCAAGTGTGCCATATATAGGGTCATCTAAAATTAACTCGTAAACAATTACCGTAGGTGCCGTGTAAAAGGTGACGCGATGGCCGGTCACAAAATCTATGCGATGCTCGACGCCCTCTACGCTTAATTCTTGGGCTACCTCACCGCCGGCAATGGTGTTGGTAATTGTGATCGTATCCCCGATATCTACTAGGGCTAGGGTTTCGCGTTGCGGGTTAGTCAGCATGAGGTAATCGGTTTGCACCCCTGTAAACGTGGCCTCGGGTTCCCCAACCAAAAGGTAACTGGCAAGCGTGGCAGCTGCCGTAGCGTTATGTAAAAGGCTGTCAGTAATGCTCACCGTTTGGATTAGGTATTTAACTTGGCTGGCTAGATCATCAGCAACCTCGGGGCTGGTAGCGCCTAAGTGTTGAACGCTGGCACGGTTTACGATCTGATCGGCGTTATACGTTATGGCCAAATTGTTATACGGAATTTGGGTTCCATCATCGTGAAAATCGGCCACACTACCGCTAAGAGTGTTGCCTATTCGAGGGTCACTATTGAGCACCCCTGCCCTTGACATAAAAATGCGGCCCTGTTCGGCGGCCTGTATTTGGTCTATGTACGCCTTTACGTTGGTGCCGTTAGCCATGGTGTAGGCAGCTGCACCGCCAAGGGTTTGGGTGCCTGTGTCAATGTTTCGGCTAGCCAGCGGGTATGCAACCTCGGGCAGGTCAAGTATTGCCGATAGCCGGGCGCTGCTCAATTCCTCGGTTACGTTAAATTCTGCCATTGAGGTTTGGGCCAGCAAATAGAAATCGTCAGCGCAATAAACTACAACGGTATTATTTCCGCCTAATTCGTAACTGTAGTCATAGTTCACGATCTGCCCGGCAAACAATTCAATAAACGTATTAAGGCTGTTATAACGCCCAAACGAAACCCGCCTCAATGGCGCAAGCGTAAACTGCCCTGCAGGGTCTACAAACGGGCTAGCCGAATACAGCGGGTTTAATATCCCACCCGCCAAATTGTCATCGAGCGTAAACGTCATAATGCCGGCACTAAACTGATCGCCTATTTCGCGCCTGCCACGGTTTACCGTAATGCTTTTGCTGTACTCCATCATCGGGACAAACTGGGTAGTACCGTCTAAAACGTAAGTAGTTCCATCTAATAAACCTCGAGTGGCGCTATCTAAAGTAAACGCGTTTTGTGCAAAACCTGTGTCTATAAATAGTTCATAGTCACCGCTGGCAATAACCGAGGTAGCCATTACGAAACCGCAATATTGGCCGGGCCTGCCGCCCTGTTATATGCGCGTATAGCGTTTACGATTGCTTCGCCAGCGGTTGCGTTAGGCACAAGGGTAGACAAATTTATAGTTACAGGCCCGCCACCCGGCATACCCATATCGCCGCCTACCTGCATAGGCGTAACCGATGGCACGGGCGGGCGTGTAATTGCTTCGCTGAACCCCGCGCTAATGCCCTTAATGTCAGCCAGTTTTAGACCTTTAGCCTTAAGCCTTTTTTGGGCTAGATCAAACGCCGCTTCGACACCCTGTAAATATGCTTGCGCGTTATCTACACCGGCTTGGAACCATTGCGCTGCAGCCTGTTGGCCGATGGTTGCCGCTGCGTTATCGGCTGCCATTACTAGATCGTTGGTTTCGGCAATAGCGCTAGCCCCGCCAGCGATTAGTTCAGCTGCAATAGCCGCGCCGCTTTCCCCGCCGGCATCTAAAACCGCTTGTAACGATTGCTGGCTTAAGCCCATTTGCAACAGTGTTTTAACGTCGTTGCCATATTTGACAATGCCGGCTACCTGATCGCGCAAGCCTTGTAGAAACCCTGCGCCTGTTTCGTCGCCTGCGTCTTTAGCATCAGCAAAACTAAACGCATCTTTTATGCTGTCGCTAACGCTGGTAGCGAAATCCTCAAACGCTGTTTGTGCATCCACTAATTGTTTTTGTGCATCCTCGAGCGCTGCCTTAAGGTACTTTTCTAGTGCCTCGGTTGCCTCTTTTATTTTGTCTGCCATGCCCTTGGCGGCGTTACCTGTACTGCCTAATTTCTTTTCTACTGGGCCAAGGCCGTTATTTATTTCACTTAGTTGCGGGCCAAACGGTTTAATGGTTTCTATGCTGGTTTTAGTTGCTTGCTTAAATGCTAGAAACGCGCCCGCTGCAACTACCAGCCCGGCAGCGATTGCGGCAGCGCCAACGCCAATGGTTAGCGCGGTATTAGCGGCGGCAGCCGATGCAGCAAGTGACCAGTTAAGCGCGGTAGTTACAACGGTTACAGCGTTAGCAATTATTTGCGCCGCCTTAAATCCGATAAGCGCGGTAGCGATGGCAGCAATAGCGGTACCTACAGCCATGAGCGTACCTACGTGGTCTTGCGCCCAATTACCAAAACTAATGAGGTATGGCAGTACGGCCTCAACGGCTGGCAGAATTGCCAACCCGATTGCTTCGGCTGCTTCACTTAGCGCAATGTTAAGCCTCTTAAATTTGCCCTCTGCCGTGTTCGCTGCGACTGCTGCAGAACCGCCAAACGTGCGCGACAACTCGGCCATAACCTCATCAAGGCTGGCACCGTCTTTAATCATTGAGTACAACTGCGGCGATAACTGGCGCAACGCTTTATAGTTGCCGCCATACGCTTTAGATAGCGCGTCGCTTACTGTTGCTAGGTCTGCACCGGTACCGGCTGAAACGTCGAGTGCCAATGTGAGTGCATCGTTAGCGGTAGCCAAATTCTGTGTACCTAATACAAGTGAGGCGAGCGCGGGGCGTAACTGATCGTCAGCAACACCGGTAGCCATGGCCATAGAACTAATGGACTTTTCGGTAGCGCTAATTTGTGCGTCGGTTGCACCTACGACGTTTTGCAATGTCTTTGCTAGTTGGGCTTGCGCGGCGGTGTCCTCTATGGCGGCTTTAACGCTGTAACCAGCTGCAGCGGTAAGCGCACCTAGCGCGGCAACGGCTGGCAAAAATGCTTTACCTGCAATAAACCCGGCACGCTCGGAATTAGTCTCAAGTTTTTTTAGTTGCGTAATCGCCTTGGCAAACCCCGTACCGTCAAGGCTTGAAATAATCGGTATGTTAATTGCCACGAGTAAACCCTAATTTTCTGTTAGTGCGCCGGGCAACATCGTTAATTACTAACTCTACTTTGGCTTCCACGGCTTCACGGTTATTATTTACGGCCTTGTCAATGGCTCGAGGTTGCTCGCCTACCTCTTTGTTTAGGTTGGTAATAAACATGCTGTCAGTGTTACGCCCGGCATGGTCATAGATTGCACCAGCTGCGTTGGCCTGTTGAATAACCATTAACTGATATGGCTTACTTCCATATACAACCTGTTCGGTATGGGTTACCACGCCATCGGTAGTGCGGTTGTAGTTCACGTAGCGCTCTTTGCTGGCGCGTACACCTACTTTTACCTTAAAACCCTTTTGCACCTGATCGGTACGCCATGACGTGTTACGGCCTTTAACTAGGTTGCCACGTCGCATACCGCTTAACGGCTCGCCAGTGCCTTTGCTGTTATCAAAATTGGCCACCATGCTGCGGGCCTCGGCAATGATTACCTCACCGGTGCTTTGTATGTCTTTAGTGATCTGTTTCCTGTAGGCAGGGTCAAAATCGTTGAGCGCTTTTAACGCCTCTTGAATGCCATCTATTTGCGGGATAGCCGAGCGCGACGCCATTACTTACCGCCACGTTGCTTATTTAGTATTTCAATGGTGGCGTTCATATCGTCTAACTCGAATGATATCTCACTAGGCCAAAACCCTGTAGCAACTAAAATCTCGGCAAGCGCTCTACGCAACGTGCCGTTTAGGCTTTTGGGTCTTGCTGTTCCACCACTTCAATAGACGCCAACGATGTAATAAACGCGTCAAGTGTTGCCGGTACCGTGATACCTGCAAACCGTGTGGCCTCGTAACACAAATAGGCTAAATCCTCAACGCCAACGCCTTGCGCCATCTCGGATGCTTTGCGCTTAAATTTGCGTTCCCAACTAACAATAGTCATTAGGTTGGTAGTTACTTCGTGCGTGCTGCCATCGTTAAACGTGGCTTTTAGTTGCAGTTGCATTATGCGCCTTTTTCGTGTCGGGCCGTTGCCGGCTTTAATTTATACTTCGACTACTGAGTAAACGCCACCGGTAAAGGTAACGCTCATGGTGCCTAGCGCACCCATTGCCAATGTGTATGGCAAGGCTTCCAAGTATGCACCGGTAAGGGTCATGGTTGGGTTGGTTGCTGTTCCCGGTGAGGTTGCCGATGGTGACCATGAAACTGTTACCTGTGTGCCCACTAAATTTTTTAAAGTAGCGTAAGTTTCTGAAGCGCTGAAACTCGCATATAGATCAAGTTGCAGCGTTGAGTTCTCGAGCCCCGACACGTATGAACGCGAGCCAGTCCCAAAGGCGGTGCTCTCTAATGCCTCGATAGTCCTCGTAAACACCAAGCCCTGACATTGGTCTTGCAATGAAATTGCGGAAACGGTCACGTTTGGATTGCTGAGGTAAGTGGAAGTCGCCATTTTGTTTTAGTCCTTTGCTGAGTTCTTGCTATTAGTTTTAGCAGGTTTTGTGGTTTCGTTTGTGGATTGTTCTATAAACCCGCCCTCGACTAGCGCGGCAACGTTAATGCCGTTGGCAGCTGCGCCCTCGGCGTCAAACTCGGCACCGGGTACACCTACGCGGGGGCTAATGATTATGTATGCCATGGGTTTAGTCCTAACTGGTTTGGGCTTGCATCTCTATTGTTAAATCATACGCTGGCATTTCGGCCCCGCCGATGATTGCAATAGTTGGGCGCCCGCTGGTTACTGCCACGTTTTTGCCTAGCACCAAACTGGCTAGGTGCATTAGGTTGCGTTGCGCGTCAAGGTTGCCCGGGCCAAGGGTAATAATGCGTACCGTGTAGGTCATTTGGACAATGTTTCCCCCGCCGCCATACACGCTAAACGTGGGGGCGTCTATAAACGCGCATGGCGGTACAAGGTTTCGGGGGTCTGTTACCACTTGCAAACCAGTGACCGTGGTTAGCGTGGCAGCGAGATCGTCTAGCGCCTCATTAAATAGATCGGTGTAGGCAACGGGCATTATGCCACCGCTGGTTTAGGGATACCCAACAGCATTTTAATTGCCGGGCTTAGACCTACCGAGGCACCGGCAGACATGCCATCAAACGTGGCAAAATCCGTTATGGCTCCCCGTTGGCGATAAAAGAAACCGCCAAGGGAAATGGCGCCGAGGGTGACCTGCCCGTTAGGTGACGTAGTAAGGCTGTCAATGTAACCAGCCTCTTGGCGTCGCGTAAACGCAAGGCTGTTGGCAGCTGACGCGCACTGCGTAAGAAACGCGGTGTCAAGCGCCGATGCTGTACCGATGCCTAACCAGTCCTCAATTTGTGCAGCGGTAATCCACGTACAGGTTTGCGTAAATGTAATGCTGCCTGTTGAGGCTGTGCGCTGTACGTCTGTACCGGTGCACTTGTAAAGCACCTGATTAGGTAGCGGTATTTCGTAGTTAAAGAGTAGGTCGCCCTCATCGTCTAACCCGATAAACAAATACTCGGGTAGATCGTAAACCGTGAACGTGCCATTAAACGGCGCTGCAACTGAACCAACCGTAAAGGTTCCACCTACGACTAAATCATTAGGCGTAAGTGTTTGCAGCACCGCATAATCGCTAAGTAACTGTTTATGTGTGACCGTGTAAGCGGCCATAACTGGCCTCTTTTCCGATTAAACGAGTTTGCAGAACTTGGTAGCGTCTGCCATGAACGCGGCAGCGTAGCCACGGTAGGCAATG